CCCGCGCACGATGGCCCAGGCGCTCGCCGCCGCGCTCCGCGCGGACGCCGCCGCGCGCGGCCACGGCGTCGGCATCCGGTGGCCCTCGGCGCGCTACCGCGCCGACCCGGTGGCGTTCGCGCGCGAGATCCTCGGCGTCGAGCCGTGGTCGAAGCAGGTCGAGGTCATCGAGGCCGTGCGCGACCACGGGCGCGTGGCCGTCTCGTCGGGGCACAAGACGGGCAAGTCGAACACCGCGGCGATCCTGGCCCTGTGGTTCTACTGCTCCTTCGACGACGCGCGCGTCGTGATGACGAGCACCACGGCCCGCCAGGTCGACCAGATCCTCTGGCGCGAGCTCCGGATGATGCACTCGCGCGCCGGCCGGTGCGTCGCGTGCCGCAAGAGCGACGGCCCGCGCCCGTGCCCGCACTCGGGCCTCGTCGACGGCGAGCCGCGCGAGCTCGCCCGCTCGGGCCTGAAGGCCGACTACCGCGAGATCGTCGGCTTCACGGCGCGCGAGGCCGAGGCCGTGGCGGGCGTCTCGGGCGCGAACCTCTTGTACCTCGCCGACGAGGCGAGCGGCATCGCCGACGTCATCTTCGAGGCCATCGAGGGCAACCGCGCCGGCGGCGCGCGGATCGCGCTCTTCTCGAACCCGACGCGGAACGAGGGCGAGTTCTTCGAGGCGTTCAACGCGAAGTCGAAGCTCTACCGGACGATCACGATCTCGAGCGAGGAGACGCCGAACGCCGTCAGCGGACAGCCGCTCATCCCGGGCCTCGCGACGCGCGCGTGGGTCGAGGAGAAGCGCGAGGAGTGGGGCGAGGCGTCGCCGATGTACCTCATCCGCGTGAAGGGGAAGCACGCGCTGCGCGAGGACGGGCGGCTGATCTCGGTGCACGACATCACCGAGGCGGAGAAGCGGTGGCTCGAGATCGAGCAGGCCGTGCGCGACGACCCGTCCATGGCCGAGGTCTACGACCAGGGCCGGCTCGTCGTCGGCGTCGACCCGGCCGGCGACGGCGGCAAGGGCGACGAGACCGTCTTCGCCGTGCGCCGCGGGATGCGGATCCTGACGCTGATCGCGATGCGCGGGCTGACCGACCAGATGCACCTGGCCCACGTCCGCGGCATCGTCGGCAGGTACCGGCGCTCGCGCGAGCACGTCCCGCCGCTCGTCGTCGTCGACCGCGAGGGCAAGGTCGGCGCGGAGGTCTACGGCGCGATGCGCGCGCACGTCGAGATCGCGCACGACTTCGACCTCGTCGGCGTGCGCGCGTCCGACGCCGCCGAGGGCGGGTCGCCGATGCGCGCCGTCGACCGCGTGCGCGACGCGCTGTGGTTCAGCTTGGCGAAGTGGCTGAAGGAGGGCGGCGCGATCCCCGAGGACGCGCGCCTCGCGAAGGAACTCCACGCCGCCGAGATGGAGGCGGACGAGCGGCGCAGCAAGGTCACGTCGAAGAAGGACATGCGCAAGGCGCTCGGGCGCTCGCCGGACCGAGCCGACGCCGTTGCACTCGCCGTGTGGGAGTTCAGCACGATCCGAGACCGCGAGACGATGGCGCGGGAGGCGCCGCCCGTCGACGAGGCCCCCGTCGCGCTCGACCCGTACGGCGGACTCCGGGTGTGGGAGATGCGGTAGGTTTTTCGTACCGCTCGGGGGGTCGAAATTACCGCGCGCCTCGTGGCTGACTGCCACCGTGGGCTGGCGGGAGACGGTGGCGGCCTTGCTCGGGGTGTCCGCGTACGCGGCGCCTCCGTCGCGCGTTCCATCGCTCGACGACGAGCGCGTCGCCGACACGCGGGCCCGCATGGGCGGGCAGATCGCGCCGCTCCCGACGACGCAGACTCGGTGGTTCCTCTCGGACCTCGAGAACGCGCAGATGGCGGCCGACATCGGCGACCTCGGTCCGGCGGCGCGCCTCTACCGAGCGATGCGCCGGGACGCCGCGTACGCCGGCCTCCTCGCGACGCGAACCGGCGGCCTCGTGCGGTTGCCGCGCAGGTTCTACGGGCGCCCGGACATCGTCGCCGAGCTGCAGAGCCGGAACGGGACGCGCAGCGTTTTCGAGGACATGTTCCCCCCCTCAGAGCTGAAGCTCCTCGCCGACGACGGGGTCAACCTGGGCGTCGGCGTCGCCGAGTTGCTTCCCGTCGAGGGCCGAGACTTCCCCGTACTCGTCCGGCTTGACCCCGAGTTCCTCAAGTACAGGTGGAACGAGAACCGCTGGTACTACAACTCCATCGCGGGCTCGCTCCCGATCACGCCGGGCGACGGGCGCTGGGTGCTGCACACGCCAGGCGGCCGCGTCGCGCCGTGGCAGTCGGGCGTCTGGCACGCTTGCGGGAACGCCTTCATCGACAAGACGCACGCGCGCCTCCACGAGGCGAACTGGGAGGCGAAGCTCGCCAACCCCGCGCGCGCGGCCGTGGCGCCGATGGCGGCGACGGAGACGCAGCGCCAGGGCTTTCTGCAGCGGCTGATCGCGTGGGGCGTGAACACGGTCTTCGAGCTCCCTCCCGGATGGGACGTGAAGCTGATCGAGTCCAACGGCCGCGGGTTCGAGAGCTTCGTGCAGACGATCGAGCGCGCGGACCGCGAGTACATGATCGCGCTCGCCGGTCAGGTCGTGACGACCGACGGCGGCGCCGGCTTCGCGAACGCCGACATTCACAAGAGCATTCGCGCCGACCTGATCCAGGGCGACGGCGACGCGCTCGCGCACACGCTGAACACGCAGGCGCTCCCCGCGTGGGTCGCGGCGCGGTGGGGCGAGGCCGCGATCTACGACGGCGCGCTCGTCGAGTGGGACGTTCGCCCGCCGGCCGACATGGCCGCCGAGGCGAAGAGCTACCAGGAGACTGCGAAGGCGATCGTCGACCTGGGCGCGGCGCTCGCGCCGTACGGGCGCGACGTCGACGTCGACGAGCTCGCGAGCCGCGGCGGCGTGCCCGCCGTGGCGTCCCGCGTAGCCGCTCCGACGGTGCGCGTCGAGCTCGCCGACGCGGACGCGGCCAAGGTCGTGCGCGTCGACGAGGCGCGCGCCGCGCAGGGGCTCGGCCCCATCGGCGACGACCGCGGGCTCCTGACGATCGCGGAGCTTGCCGGCGGCGCGCCTGCGGCTGGATCGCCTGAGGCGCCGCCCGACGGCGCCGCGCCCGACGCGTCTCTCGGCGAAGCCGCAGCGGCCGCGCCGTTCGCGGAGCGCCTCGCGGTCAAGATGACGGCGCTCGGCCTGACCTCGTGCCCGCACGGCGCGAAGAACCGGTGTCGCATCTGCGGCGTCGAGCGCGACCACGAACCCGTGCGCGGCCCCGACGGTGTCGTCACGTGGGGCGGCGGTTGGGTGGCCATCGGCGCGGCTCCGGCGCCGCAGACGCTCACCGAGGAGGCCGCGTGAGCCGCCCCGACCTCGCCGGCGTCGTCGCGCGCTACGCGGCGCTCCTCGTGCCCGGCTGGAAGGTCACGTGCGAGTGGCGGACGGCCGACGCGATGCCGAAGGCGGGCGCGATCGCCACGTGCTCGGCGCTGCCGACGCGCGAGCTCGCGCACGTGTGCGCCGTCGACCCGTTCCCGCCGCACGAGAGCCTCGACGAAAGCGTCGCGCACGAGATGGTGCACGCGTGCCTCTCGCCGCTGACCGCGCTGCTCGAGGCGACGCCGGCGTCGGTGATGCTCGAGGAGCAAGCCGTCGAGCGTCTCGGCAAGGCGATCGCGGCGGCGCCCACGCGCGTCGCGCAGGCGATGGCGCGCGCGGTGGCGACGGTTGCTCCGCGCGTCGCTGCACGACTCCCCGCGCCCCGAGGGCGCATCAACGCAGGAGGCAGGATGGATCCCAAGATGGTGTCCGCGGCGCTCGACGCGCTCGTGGCCGGGGACTCGGCGAAGGCGCTCGAGATCCTCAAGCAGCTCATCGCGAGCGCCGCCGGTGGCGAGGCGCACGCCGAGCCGGACGGCGACGAGGCCCCCGCGGCCCCGGAGGCGCCCGCGCGCGACGCGGCCTCGCCCGAGGGCGGCGAGAAGCCCGCGACGCCGTACGGTGAGAAGAAGCCGGCCGCGCGCCTGGCAACCGACGCGGAGGTCTCGCTCGCGGCGCGCGTGCAGACCCTCGAGGCGACGCTCGTGGCGCGCGACGAGCAGGTCGAGCGCGAGAAGCTCCTCGCGTCGCGTCCCGACCTCGCGCCGGCCGTGCGCGACGTGCTCGCGCGGGCCTCGATCGACACGGTGCGCGACGCCGTGGCGAAGTTCCCGCGCGTCGGCGTGACGCGCGCCCGCGTGACCGGCGAGCCGTCGCAGGCGCCCACCCGCGGCGAGGCCCAGGGCGAGGCCGTCACGGCTCCGCGCGTGTCGGCCGACGAGGCCGCGAAGATCGATCGCGTGCTCGGCATCATGCCGGTGTCGGCGCGCATGGGCTACGGCGACCCCGACCCGACGACGGGCGCGCGGCGCTTCCACACGATGACGCCGGCGCAGGCGCGCGCGGCGAAGGAGGGCTGATCCATGACCGCCGCCGCGAAGAACCGCACCACCGCGACGAAGCTCGTCAGCTCGATCGAGCTGCCCGTGAAGGCGTCGACGACGATGTACGGCGGGACGATCGGCTGCTCGGACTCGAGCGGCTGGGGCGTTCCGATGACCGAGACCACCGGCCTCAAGACCTGGGGCCGCGTCAAGGAGACGGTCGACAACTCCGCCGGGTCGAACGGCGACAAGAAGGTCGTGATCGAGTTCGGCCAGAACCTCACCGCGTACCTGTTCGCGAACGACACGACGGCGCCGGTCGCGACCGTCGGCACCACCTGCTACGGCCTCGACAACCAGACGGTGAGCTCGGACTCGACGGGCACGAGCGCCGCCGGGCTCGTCTACGAGGTCACCACCGAGGGCGTCTGGGTCCTCCCGACGCTGTGACCTGAGGAGGCACCATGGCTCTCTGGACCATCGATCACGTCATCAACACCGAGACGCGCTTCGCGAAGCTGCAGGCGGACGCCTACGCGCAGGCGCTGAAGAACGTCTGGTACGACAAGATCCTCTCGATCCGACCGGGCGAGGGGAAGAAGCAGATCGTGGAGTGGCTGCTCACCACGGCCGACCTCTACAACCTCGGCGGGTCCAACGCGATCCGGTTCGACGACCTCGTCACGAAGTCGGCGGAGGTCACGCACGACAACTTCGGCGCCGGGCTGAAGATCGACCGCAATCAGTGGGAGGACGACGCGTTCGGCTTCGCCGGCGAGTGGTCGCGCCAGATGGGCTCGCGCATGGCGCTCGACCCGCAGTACGCGGTCATCGACCTCATCAAGAACGGCGAGACCGCGCTCGGCTACGACGGCGTGGCGTTCTACTCGAAGGGCCACTACGTCAACCCGTACACGGCCTCCGGCGACCAGTTCGACAACCTCGTCGACGACATGAACGACATCGACTCGTCGTTCACGAACGCGACGAACCCGGTGCTCTCGTCGGCGCACCTCGTCGCCGCGATCGCCTACATCAAGTCGCAGAAGATGCCGAACGGGCGCAACCGGAACCTCCGGCCGAACCTGCTCCGCGTCCCCCCGCAGCTCGAGAAGACGGCGATCGAGCTCACGAGCGCGGCGTTCATCGGCGCGACCGAGAACGTGATCCGCGCCTATCAGCTCGAGGTGCTCGTCGTGAACGAGCTCGCCGACGCGCCGAAGTCCTGGTACCTCGACTGCCTCGTCGGCGAGACGCCCGACCTGCTCCCGTTCGTCCGCTTCGAGCGCCAGGCGTTCGAGATGACGAGCTACAACGGCATGACGCAGGCCGAGCTGTCGCGGCAGAACGCGCTCGAGTGGCACGTTCGCGGCCGCTTCGGCCACATGTACGGGCACCCGTACCAGAGCTTCAAGTTCAAGCCGTCCTGATGGCTGAACGGCGCCATCGCGCGCCTGAGACACCCGCCCCGGTAGGCTTCGAGCCCCGGGGCTGTGGTGTCAGGAGCGCCTGACGTGACTGCCGCCATCACCGTCGCCGAGTTCGCCGCCCGAACGGTCATGCCGTCCGAGGACGTCGACCGCCTCGAGACGCAGTACGCGGGGTTCCTCGACGCGCAGATCGCCAGTGCACAGGCCTGGATCGATGCGCGCTTGTCGAAGCGGTACGCGATCCCCTTCGCCTCGCCGGTCCCCGAGGTGTACCTCGGCTGGATCGTCGCGCTGGTCACGCTGCAGGCCTACCAGCGCCGCGGCTGGAACCCGACGAGCGCCGAGAACACGCTCGTGATCGAGGCCGTCAAGCAGGCCAAGGACGAGATCAAGGAAGCTTCCGACTCGCAGGCTGGCCTCTACGAGCTCCCGCTGCGCCAGGACCGCCCCGGCGTGTCCGGCGTCACGTACGGCGGCCCGCTCGGCTACTCCGAGGCGAGCCCCTGGGACTGGACCGATCGGCAGATCGAGACGGTGCGAGGCGGGTCGTGACGGACACGACCGCGCTCGACGCGATGATCCGCAAGCTCCGGCGGACGCGCGCGTTCATCCTCGAGGCCGCGCCCTCGTGCGCGGACGCGGTGGCGACCGAGCTGCGCGCCACGGCCTCGGCAGGCACGTCGCCCGATGGCGCCGCGTGGGCGCCTCGGAAGGCGGACGGCGCGCGCGCCCTCGCGAACGCGGCAGGCGCGATCAGCGTCAAGGCGGTGGGCTCGATCGTGCTCGCGAAGGTCGGCTACCCGTACGTCTTCCACCAGAAGGCGCAGGGGTCGAGCACGCCGCGCCGCCTCATCCTCCCGGACGCGGGCGTGCTCCCTGCGCGCCTCGCCGCCGCAGTGAAGCGCGCGATCGTCGCCGCGTGGGAGGCCGCGTGACCTTCCCCCCGCCGCCCCTCACCACAGCGAAGCTCGCCGTCGAGCACCTCTTCGAGCGCATCGTCGCCGAGACGGTCGAGCGCGTGCCGCCGGCGAACGAGGACGACCCGCCGCCGATCGCGTGCGTCTTCGGGTGGCGCGAGCCGACGAAGCAGATCAACGCGGGCCCCGCGGGCGCCGCGCGCGTCGTGCTGCAGCCCGGCGACCCGTCGGGCAAGCTCGGCTCCCTCGAGGGCGCGAAGCTCCCCGGGCGCAACCCGCTCCCGGTCGCGACGCTGGTCGAGCTCGCGACGCTCTACCTCTGGGCGGTCGACGCGTCGGACCGAAGCGACCTCGCCCAGTACCGCGCGGCGCGCCGCCTTCACGACCTGGTCGTGCCCATCGTGATCCGCAACTTCCGCGGGCGCTGGAAGCTGCTCGCGGCGGACTGGGTGCGCCCCGAGCTCGAGCGGCGCTTCGGCGCCGAGCTGCGCCTCGTGATCGCGGTCGAAGCCCTGATCGCCGACGACGTCACGCCCGAAGCTCCGGGCGGCACGGTCGAGACCATCGACGGAACCATCGCGTCGCTGACTGGCAGCGGCGACCCGCAGCCGTGCGGATGAGGAGACACGCACCATGACCGTTCCCAGCGTCAACTACACCGTGCTGAATGGCCGGCTCGGCGTGCGTCCCCCGGGCGGCGTCGAGTGCCACGCCTGCGTGGGCCCCTGCTCGGCGGGCACCGTCGCGCACCCGACGCGTCACGTGCGCGTCGAGGACCTGCTCGCAACGTACGTGAGCGGGCCCGCGGCCGAGCTCGCCGCTCGGGCGATCGCGGGATGGAAGGGCGACGTGCTCATGGTGCGGGCGACCGCCGGCACGGCCGCGAGCTTCGAGACGATCGACACGACCGGCGTCGCCGGGACGAGCGCCGTCACGAAGCACGCCGACGCGTCCTCGGACGACGACTACGAGGCCGTCGTGCGGGTCGTGCACGGCGGCACGGTCGGCACGGCCGGGATCACCTACCAGACGTCGCTCGACGCGGGCCGCTCGTGGTCCCCGGTGACGGCGCTCGGCACGGCCAACACCCTGACGATCGCCAACAGCGGCACCATCAAGTTCGCGCTCGCCGCGGGCACGCTCGTGGCCGGCGACACCTGGTCGATCGTCGCGCACGCGCCCGCGTGCACGGCCTCGAACCTGACGACCGCGCTCGCATCGCTGACGGCCTCGTCGCAGCCGTGGACGTCGGTCTGGATCGGCTCCCCGGTCGACGCGACCATCGCGGCGGCGCTCTCGACGTGGCTCGACACGGTGGCGAGCACGACGGGCAAGGCCCACAAGATCTACTGCGCGTTCAGGATGCCCGACCCCGGCGAGACGGAGGCCGACTACCTCGACGCGTTCACGACCGAGTTCGACGGCTTCTCGGACAAGCGGATCACGATCTGCGCCGGCGCCGCACGCGTGCTCTCGGCGCGCCCCGGCCGCGCGTTCGTGTACCGCCGCCCGGCGCTCTACGCGATCGCGGGCCTGCCCGCGGCGCTCCCGCTCGGCGTCGACATGGCGCAGGTCGTCGACGCGACGCCGAACGGCCTGCCCGGCGTGAGCCTCTACGACTCGAACGGCAACCCGGTCGAGCACGACGAGATGCTGAACCCGGGCCTCTCGGACGTCCGCGCGCTGACGCTGCGGACCTGGCCCGACAAGGCCGGCGTCTTCGTGAACAACCCGGTCACGCTCGAGCAGCCCGGCGGCGACTTCCACCTCGACCAGCACGTTCGGATTCTGACCGTGTTCTGCAACACGGCGCGCAAGGTCCTGGTCGACGAGCTCTCCCGCGCGCTCGACCTGAACCGCACGACGAACGGCGCGAACGTCGCCGGCGCGCCGACGGAGCGTGAGTGCCAGCGCATCGAGGCGCGTGTCATGGCGAAGCTCGAGGACGCGCTCAAGACGCAGGTCTCGGGCCTCGAGTTCCGGCTGCACCGCGACGACCAGGTCCTCGTCTCGCAGACCCTCTCGGCGGACGGCGGGATCCTCTTCAAGGGCTACCCGAAGCAGATCAACTTCACGGTCTCGGCGATCAACCCGGCGGCCGGCTGACAGGAGACGGACATGGAAAGCATCCTCGTCAACGGCAAGACGTACGACCACTCCTGCTCCCGGCTCGACGTCTTCGGCATGAAGGTCGTCGGCTTCACGTCGATCGACTACGCCGACAAGCTCGAGCGGGGCGAGGCGCGCGGCGCGAGCCAGGTCGCGCTGGGCGTCACGAAGGGCAAGTACACGACCGACCCGTGCAAGATCACCCTGCACAAGTCGAGCGCCGCCGAGCTGCGCGAGCACATCGCCGGGCAGTCCCGCACGGGCAACTCGACGGGCAACGTGAAGGGCACGATCGTCGTGCAGTTCGTCGACGACGAGCTCGGCGTGCAGACGCACGAGCTGATCGACTGCCGCATGAACAACCCCGGGACGGGGTCGTCGAAGGAGGGTTCCGACCCGCTGACCGAGGACGTCGAGTTCTACGTGCGCCTGATCAAGCGCAACGGCGTCACGCTCTTCGAGAGCGACGAGGCGGGCGTCTGACCATGGCGACCGTCGAAGAGCTCGCCGCCGAACTGGCGGCCGTGAAGAAGGCGCGCGAGGAGGCCGCGGAGAAGCGCGCGGCCGCCCGCGCCGCCGACCCCGCGCGCATCGCGGCGGCCATCGCGCGCGAGAAGCGCGCCGCCGAGGACGACGCCAAGTTCGCCGACCTGGTCGACGAGCACGGCGAGGGCACGCTGCGCCGGCTGAACACGCCCCTCGACGGCATGGTCGTCGTGAAGGCCGCGCCGGCGCTCGTGCACCGGCGCTTCGAGGACGAGTCGCTGCGCTCGGACCACGCGAACCCGAAGGTCCGCACGTCGCTGCACGACGCGGCCGAGAAGATGCTGAAGCACTGCCTCGTCTACCCGGACCGCGCGACGTTCGACCAGATCGTCGAGCGGTGCCCGGCCATCGTGATGATGGCCGCGAATCAGGCGTACGAGCTCGGTCGCCCGAGCGTCGAGGAGGACGCGGGAAAATAGCGGCCCTCCTCGCGCGCGCGGAGCGCGAGGGGGAGTGGGTGTCCGGGGCGTGCATCGCGCAGCTGATGAGCGGCGAGCGCGAGACGGACGCGGAGCGGTGGCGGTTCGAGGCGGGCGCGATTCTCGTCGCCCGCGGGCTCGCGGAGCTGACGAGGCTCCGCAAGGCGTGGACGGGGTGACCCATGGCGGACTCGACCGCGACGTTCGGGATCGACATCGAGGAGACCGGCGCGGACGACGCGGCCGGCGCGCTCGAATCGCTCCGCGACAAGCTGCAGGCCGACACGGGCGCGCTCCGCGAGATGACGTCCGCGCTCCGCAACCTGCGCCTCGGCGGGCAGGGAGCGAGCGAGTCCGCCAACCAGTTGAAGGAGCAGATCCAGGCCATGCGCGCGTCCGTCGCGCAGAGCCAGGCGACGTTCCTGCAGATGGGCGGGAGCTTCGGCAAGGGCGCCTCGCAGGCTGGCGGCGGTCTCGACTCGCTCGCCGACGCGGCCGACGACGCCGCCATGTCCCAGCAGCAGCTCCTCGACCTCCTGAAGGGCTCGCTCGGGCCGATGGGCGGCATCTTCGAGAAGGCCGGCCTCGTGTCGAAGGGGCTGGGCGGCATGTCGGTCGTCGCCGTCGCCGCGGCCGGCGCGTTCTTGATGCTGGCCGCCGCGGTCGTCGCCGGCCTGGCGAAGCTCACCGCGTTCGCGCTGGCGAGCGCCGACGCGGCGCGCTCGGCGGCCCTCACGGTCGAGGCCGTGTCGCGGACGTCGGCGAGCCTCGGCAACCTGGCGAGCATCCTGCCCGGCGTGAGCGCCGCGACGGGGCTCGCCGCGGGCGACCTGACCGACCTCGCCAAGCAGCTCTCCGCCGCGGGCGTCTCGGCGGCCGACATGCCGGCCGCGCTCCGCGCCGTGGCGACGGCGGAGGCTGCGCTCGGCAAGGGCGGCGGCGCCGAGCTGATCGAGCAGATGAAGGCGGGAAAGAAGTCCGCCTCCGAGCTCGCCGCCGAGATGGATCAGAAGTTCGGCCGGCTCGTCCGCGCGAAGATGCTGTCGCTCGACGCGCAGACGGCGCGCTTTCACGAGTCGCTCGGGCAGCTCTTCGCCGGCATCAACCTCGACAAGTTCCTCGGCGGCCTCGACCAGGTCCTCTCGCTCTTCGGGCAGACGACGGCGACCGGGCGCGCGCTGCGGACCCTGTTCACGACCATCTTCCAGCCGCTCTTCGACGGCGCGGCGGCGGTCGCGCCGTACGTGAAGGCGGCGTTCCAGGGCATCGTGATCGGCGCGCTGCAGATCGCGATCGTGGTCGCGAAGGTGAAGGCGTCGATCTCGTCGGCGTTCGGCGGCTCGCTCGGCTCGATCGTGAGCCTGTCGACGGTGCTGAAGGTCGCGAAGGTCGCGGCCATCGCGCTCGGTGTGGTCTTCGCGGCGGCGGGCGTGATGATGGGCGCGACCATCGCGGTGCTCTCGGCGTTCGGCGCGGTCGCGATGGCGGTGTTCCGGGTGATCTCGGGCGCGGTCGGCATCGTGATCGACGTCTTCACGGGCCTGTACGAGGGCGTCTCGAGCGTGCTCTCGGGCATCGGCTCCGCGCTCTCCGGCGCCGTGTCGGCCGTCATGGGCTTCGTCGGCGGCTTCGTGTCGGCGGGCGCGAACCTGATCTCGGGCCTCGTGCAGGGCATCACGTCCGGCGCGGGCGCCATCCTGAACGCGCTCCTCGCCCCGGTGAAGGGCGGGATCGCGGCGGTCAAGAGCTTCCTCGGCATCGCCTCCCCGTCGCGCCTCATGGCGGGCCTCGGCGGGCACACCGCGGCTGGCTTCGCCGTCGGCCTGGACGCCGGCGCGGGCGACGTCGCCGACGCGGCTGGCGGGCTTGCCGCGGCCGCTGCCGACGGCGTCGCGGGCGCGCCTGGCCCGGCGGGGAAGGCCGGCTCGCCGGGCAAGGCCTCGCCGGGCGGCGGACGCGCCGTGATGCTGACCGTGAACGTGAACGCCACGGGAGCCGGCGCGAGCGACATCGCGCAGGCGGTCCGCCAGGAGGTCGAGGCCTACTTCGAGGAGCAGGCGCTCGCCGCCGCGGGGGCCTACTGATGCCCGGCGTCAACCTGCTCCTCACGCCCGGCCCGGCGAACGTCTTCAAGGTCGCCGGCCTGGCTCTCCCCGGCGTCGCGGTCGTGTCCGGGTGCGTCGACTCGCGCAAGCTCGACGTGCAGGCTGGCTCGGGCACGAAGGGCGCGACGGTCGTGTACAAGGGCTCCGACCCGCAGGAGTTCGAGGTCAAGCTCATCCTCACCGAGGCGGACGACTACGCCGCGTGGCTCGACGGCGAGGCCGCGGGCGTCGTGCGTGCGAGCCCCGACGCGAAGAACCCGAAGGCGTTCGCGGTCGAGCACCCCGCGTGCCTCGAGTGCGGGATCACGGCGGCGCTGACCAAGAGCGTCTCGATGGCCGTGAAGCGCGACGACGGCGCGTACGAGGTCACGATCAAGATGCTGCCGTCGCAGCCGCCGAAGCCCTCGTCGGGCACGCCGAAAGGCAGCGCGACGCAGTGGAAGTCGTCGATCGGTGGCGGCGGCGCGCAGCCGCCCGACGCGCAGAGCGAGGCCGACAAGGAGATCGAGGCGCTCCGCAAAGAGCTCGCGGGGGTCAAGTGACCGCGCCGGCCCTCACCCTGAACAGCGTGCGCGCGAACGTGGCGCGCCTCCACGTCCCCGCCGGCGGGCGCTGGCTCGTGGACGTCGAGCTCGACGGCACCAGCGTCCCGACGGGCTCGGCGACCGTCACGATTGGCGACCTCACGCTCGTCGGGACCGTGGCGCCGTGGTTCTCGGGCTCGTTCGTCGGCGTCTCGCGCGTTCGCGTCGTCGCCGGCGCGGGCGGGTGGTCGAAGGTCGTGCCGCAGCGCGCGTACCACGACGACGGCGGCGTGCGCCGCGCGATGCTGCTCGACGCGCTGGCTCGCGAGGTCGGCGAGACCATCGAGACAACCGGCGACGCCACTCGGCTCGACATCGACCACGTGCGCCACGCCGCGACCGGCGCGCGCGCGCTCGACCGCGCGCTTGCGGGCATCCCGTGGCGCGTCGACTTCGACGGCGTGACCCGGTACGGCGCCCGCCCCGCGGCCGCGCTCGGCGAGGGGGCCGAGCTGCTCGACGTCGACCCGCGCGCGCGCACCATGACGTTCGCCGCTCCTTCGCCGGCCGCGGTGCCAATCGGCGCGCTTGTGGCCGACGCGCGCATGGGCGCGCCGCTCGTCGTGCGCGAGATCGAGGCGACGGTCACGGCGGGCGCGGCGCGCATCCTCGCGTGGGGGGTGTCGCCGTGACGTCCTCGCGGCTCCTCGAGGCGCTCCGCGCGCTGCTCCCGGCGCTGCTCCCGCGCGAGCCGTACCTCGGCCCGCGAGAGTACCGCGTCGTGCGGATGCGCCCGTCGGCGAGCTCGGCAGAGCAGACCCGCGTCGAGCTGCAGATCGTCCGCGCGGCAAGCGGGATGCCCGACCAGCTCATGGTTCCGGCGTGGCCAGGACTCGCGGGCGCGCACGCGGAGGCGACGCCCGGCGCGCTCGTGCTCGTGCAGTTCATCGACGGCGACCCCGGCC